AATCAAGAAATTCTTCCTATTTATATTGAAAAAGACCAGGCTTTCATAGACAAGCTCTTTAAGAAATACAGAGATATTTATGGGAATTACACTAGCGGTAATATCCCCGACAGACCGTACAAGAGAACATCTAAGCATTGTTCAGATTGTAATGTGGCTGCTTTATGCTGGGGAGACAGTGATTAATGATGACGAAAGGACATGTAAAAATTTAGATTGCAGTAGACCGTTTAAGGCTAAATCTTATAATAGTATTTATTGTTCAGCAGAATGTAGAAGAATTGTTACAAATGCAAAGCTATTAAGTAATTATTATGAAAAAAAAGCTAATATAAATAAAAAAAGAATTTGTAAAACAAAAAGTTGTGAAACTATATTGTCACGGTATAATAAAGAAAATATCTGTGAAAAATGTAAAAGAGAAAGATATGTTCAAAGGCTGGTCGGTTGGGGTTGGGAAGAAGGCTCCGTCAGGGATAGTCTGTAATGAATCTTAAGAACATAGTTAATTCTCATGATAAAAGAATTTTATCAATAGATCCATCATCTCATTCTTTAGGTTGGGCTGTTATTGATTTTAACAACGGTCTAAAGCTTGTTGATTGCGGTAAAATCAAATTTACAAAAACAAATGATATTTCTATAAAATTTAATGAAATTAATGCTGGTTTAAAGGAAATTTGTAAGAAGCATAATCCTAGCGTAACTATTATTGAGCAATCAGTTTATATACAAAATTTTCAAACAAGCAGGGTTATATCTTATATAATTGGCTACACCTGGGGAATTGTTCAGGGTTATTGTTTTAAAGTTATGGACATTAACCCGATTCTTTGGAAGCGAGGAATCGGGTATAAAAATATATCTAAAACAGATAAAATGGTTTTTGACACAGAGGCTAAGAAGAAGAAAGAAAGAAAAGATCGTGTCAGGGATATTATTACTGATTACTTCCAGATGGAAGAGGAAAATTTGAAAGATGATGACATTGTTGACGCAATTGGCATTGGTCTTTGGTATTATTTAATGGTGGTATCTAATGGCTCTTGAACCTTATAAAGACAAAAGCTGGCTTTATGAGCACTATGTAAAGAAGCGGATGAACTTAACTGACATTGTGAAGTTATTAAAGCAAACTTACAATGTTGAAATCACTCCGCAAGGTCTTTATAACTGGTGTAACAAGTACGATCTATTAAAATTCAGGGGCAAGGGAAGGAACTTGTCTGCTACTTCCAAGAAGCCAAAATCGCCAATGCAAAGGAAGGCTGAACAAATGAAGCGTGATAGGAGAAAATCAATGCAACAAAAAAAGAAGGGTATGGGTAGATAATGCAAAGAAAAGTAGCGGCAGGAGATTTAGGGATTTTCGCAGAGCTTGACATGGTTTATAACCAAGCAAGAATGATTGAGGCAAGCCAGAATAAAACAAAATACAAATGTCTTGGCTCTGGTAATTGCTGCTCAATTGGTTTAACAATTCACATGACAGAGTGTGCCAATATTGCATTCAATATTACCCAGCAATTTTATTTGCATTTGGAAAACAAAGGTAAGGATTTTGCGGATGAATGGTTTAATTCAGTAGTTAATTCTTTAAAGGAGGCGATGTATGATGAGACATGGCAGTTCGGTGGTGAAACTGAAAGGAAATGCGCTTTCTACAAAGACGGTTGCACTATCTATGGGTTTAGACCTTTGGTGTGCAGAAGTTATGGGGCTTTTGTCGGTGTTGACGATGTTTGCCCTAGAGAAAGAAATGTTTATGGCATTGTAGAACACTTTTCTGGGACACCAGTTGAGGGTATGGTCCAGCAATTCCAGAATTTGCTAAGTAGATATTCAAAAGACAAGGACTCAAATTATGATGTTGTTGTTTATATGCCGTTAGGTGTGCTGAGTTTCTTACTCACGCCAGAAGAATTAGAAGATCTGGCGGATAAAACAGATGACCGAATGTGGAGAGCTGTTGAAGGTTGGTTTAATTACCGAGTTGAATATACAAAAGTTCACGGATTACCCTTGCCTAAGCTAAGAGAGGCTGCAGATGCTGCTGGGAAAAAGATTGCGTTTCAAGTAGAAGAATGATCACTTGGACAGATAATGGTTCGTCAAGAATTGGCGAAGGTTATGGCGATGCTTCATATCATCTAACAAAGCACATTAGTAAGAGCGGGTTAGATTTTCGTAAGATTGAAAATGAAAGTCCGCAAGAAATTAGCGGGCTTCAGATTGGGTATGCAAGAACAAACGATATTCATGAAGGTGTGGTGATCAATCACTGCCTGCCAGAATCTTATGGCAAGTATGGCGATTATAAGATTGGGTTCTCGTACTGGGAGACTAACCAGCTTCCAGGTGGGTGGATAGATGATTTAAACAGAATGGATGAAATCTGGACTGCATCTGATTTCATGCGGTCTGTTTTTATAAACAGTGGAGTTACAAAACCAGTTTATAATTTTCAATTAGGCGTTGACCCTGAGATATATTTTCCTCGTAAGAGAATCAGGAAAGGACCATTTACTTTCTTAAGTATCGGCTCCCCATCTACGAGGAAAAACTCCCAGGTGGCTGTTGACGCATTCATTAAACTGTTTGGTGGGAATGACCAGTACCAAATGATTTATAAATCCAAAGGACCAGCTGATGCGAGATCAATTATCAACGGGATGAAGGACAAGCTTGATCATCCGCAGATTAATATAATTGATTGGGAAGTCAGCGCAGAAGAACTTGGTCGTATTTACGATAAAGTAGATTGCGTATTATACCCTACAAGTGGAGAAGGGTGGGGGCTGCTCCCATTCCAGGGCATAGCGAAGGGCATACCAACAATATGCACAAACTTTTCTGCTTGTACTGAGTTTGCTCATCTCTCTATTCCGCTTGATTACTCAATGTCGGATTATAAAATGTCTGGCATATATCAAGACACAGGGCACTGGGCAAAGCCAGATTTTGACGATTTATGTGATAAAATGTTGTATACAGTAAACAATTACGAAGAAATTTCCAACCGCACATACATGTCGGCATTATATATAAATGAAAACATGACATGGGAAAAAGTGTCGGAGAGGTATATAGATAGATTATGTCAGATATTGAATTAGTTAAAACGAAAAGCTTGATTGAGAAAATTAAAGATGTTGAACAAGTCGGTCTTTTGCATGTAAAGGGTTATTCAATGAGAGAGATATCAACTCTCATGTCTATTCCTGTAAATGAAATAAAAGAATATATTGAAGAATATAAATTGATTTTAAATCAAACAATTGAAGAAGACCCATTTTTCCTTGAAAAAGTTCAGTTTAATACAATCAAAGCTCTTACTGAGTTTGATGAATTAAGCAAAGAAGCCTGGGAGACTATTACTATTGCAACAGACAATGGGATGGTTGCAGCCAGAATCCAGGCTATTAAATTGGCTGGAGATTTGGCAACAAAGAAAGCTCAGCTGCACAAGCTTATGGGCGGGAACCAAACTGACGGTGAATACATTGCCAGAATGCAAAAGGCAGAGAATGTTAATCAGATCTTGTCAAAGATTTTGCGTGATGTTATTTCAAAGTACCCAGATATTGCAAATGAAGTCCGTAAGGAACTTGAAATTGCATTTGAAATTATGAGTGGTAAAGTAACAAAAATTGTTGAGGATGCAATTGAACATGATGATGATGAAAATTAATCATAATTTGAGATCTTTTCAAAATCGCATATGTAAAAAAGTTCATATTTTGAGATCTTTTTGGATCGCCCTATGCAAAAATGCTCATATTTTGAGATCTTTTAGAAATCGCATATGGGAAAAAGCTCATATTTTGAGATCTTTTCAAATCGCCCTATGTAAAAAAGAGGAATTGATATATGTCTGATTTCCTCGGCATTAATCTTGAGTTTAATGATTTTGATAGGTTACTCCGTCAGGATGAACTTATGGAAGAACCTGTCTCTATTGAAACTTTTGTTCAAGATAAACATTATTTAGGATTACCACCCCTATCTGAAATTCAGCTTGAGATCGTAAAGCATAGCACACAGATTTTGAAATTACCGACTTTGCAAAAACTTTATGGAGAAAAAGAAGGTCTAGAGTATTACAACAAGTATACAGACAATGAAGTAATTTGCATGTTAGGCAAAGGATCAGGAAAAGACCATTGTGCAAGAATATCTATGGCTTATACAGTTTACTTATTGCATTGCTTAAGAGACCCTTTGGGTTATTACGGTAAAGCTCACGGTGTTTATATTGACTTGTTAAACCTGGCTGTTAACGCTCAGCAGGCTCAGAGAGTGTTCTTTGAACCATTAAAGAACCTTTTGCTATCTTCTCCTTTCTTTAATAATGTTGGATTTGAACCTAGAGTATCAGAAATATTTTTCTTTTCTCGCCCAGTAAGATTATTCTCTGGTCACTCTGAATCAGAAGGTTGGGAAGGTTATGAAGTATTAACAGTAATCTTGGATGAAATCTCAGCCTTTAAAACAGATAGTGAATTAAAAGGTGAGATTAGATCAAAAGGATCGGCATCTGCAATTTATAACATGAGTAAATTATCTGT